TAAACACGATGAAGAACATAGAGTTTGGTATGTTGGATCAACACGTGCAAGAAATAATTTATATAAATTAAAAGCAAGAATAAAAAGAAATGAATACAAGCATTTATAAGAATTTATATGCGAGTGCATATAAACCGATTGGGAGAGGGAAACCCTTTGACGGCGGGTGGCAGCGTCGTGTTTTAACGGACATAGTTGGTTCGATATCCCGACTCCCTACTCATCCAATTATCGTTAAACCAACAACTGCCACAGATAAATACAGGAGAAACTATGACTAATAAAGATATATTTAAAGATGCATTTCCTCAAGACAAACAAATTGGAGGATCTCATTATAAATCGTTTTACATACAACCGTATGAATTTATTTCTAAGAATGACCTTTCTTTTTTTCAAGGAAATGTTATCAAGTATGTATGTCGTTACATGAATAAAAATGGCATACAAGATTTAGAAAAAATAATTCACTATTGTGAATTAGAAATTAAAAAAATGAAAGACATAAAGAAAAAATAATTAATGTTAATGCCAACTACAGAGTGGGTAGCACCTACAGAGTTTCCTGATTTAAGATCAGCAGAAGAAATAGCAATTGACCTGGAGACAAGAGATCCAAACTTAAAGAAACTGGGTTCAGGGGCCATAATAGGTAATGGTGAAGTTGTAGGTATTGCAGTTGCTGTAGATGGTTACAAAGGTTATTTTCCTATAGCACATGGAACAGGTAAAAATTTACCTAGAAATCAAGTTTTAAGTTGGTTTAAAGATATTTGCGAATCACCAGCCACAAAAATATTTCATAATGCAATGTATGATGTGTGTTGGATACGTAATTTAGGTATAAAAATAAATGGTTTAATTATTGATACTATGATTGCAGCATCATTAATTGATGAGAATAGATTTTCATATACTTTAAATTCATTATCATGGGTATATTTAAATAAAGGTAAGAACGAAACATTACTTATTAAAGCTGCTAAAGAAAGAGGGTTAGATCCAAAGGCAGATATGTGGAAATTACCTGCAATGGAAGTTGGAGCATATGCAGAAGAAGATGCTGCTCTAACTTTAGAACTTTGGCATCACTTTAAAAAGATTATTATAGAAGATGACCTGCAGAAAATATTTAATCTTGAGACTGATCTTTTTCCTTGTTTAGTTGATATGCGCCACCTAGGTGTTCGGGTAGATATAGAGAAAGCCAATCAATTAAAAACAGCAATGGCAGTAAAAGAACAAAACCTATTGCAACAAATAAAAATAGAAACAGGAGTAGATACTCAGATATGGGCAGCCAGATCGATTGCACAAGTTTTTGACAAACTGAA